GGATCTTATGAAGGAGCAACACCCGGACATGCCTATCAATATTGATAGACAGTCTAGAGTTACCTTTGGTGGTAGTCGTAAAAAATAATTTTTTTGCATTACCTACCCGATGTAGCTTGGATTATTAACTTAAAGGAGAAACAACTATGGCTAATGTCGCAGAAAAGTTTGGTCTAAGACCTTACAGAAAACTAGACGGTACACCTTTAGCTGGAGCTCAAAACAGATATACGATTGCATCAGGATATGCAGACGCGATATTTCAGGGAGAAATGGTTGAACCATTAACTTCTGGAAATATTCAAAGACATGGTCCTAATACATCGGACGCTGTTATTGGGGTCTTTAACGGATGTTTCTACACAGATCCAACTACTCAAAAGCCAACTTACAGCAACCACTATCCAGGTGGTATCGCGGCTTCTGACATCACTGCTTTTGTCATTGATGATCCAGATGCAGTATTCTTAATTGATGCTGATGAGGCTTTCACTAGAGCAGATTTGTTTAGAAATTATTCTGTTACAAACACTACTGGTGTAACAACAACAGGAATATCTAAACAGCAACTAGATGTAAGTGTTTCTGGTACAGCAACTACTTTCGCTATTCAAGCGATTGATATTTGTCAAGATCCAGATAACTCTGACACGTCTGTTGCTAACGCAAATGTTCTTGTTAGAATCAACAATCACTTCTTTAGAAGTGGTACAGGCTTGTAGGATAAAGGAGAATAACTATGGCAATATCACGATCACAACTAGTTAAAGAACTAGAGCCAGGTTTGAATGCTTTATTCGGCCTGGAATATAGTCGTTATGAAAATCAGCATGCTGAAATTTTTACGACTGAAACATCTGACAGAGCTTTCGAAGAAGAAGTAATGTTAAGCGGTTTCGCTTCTGCACCAACTAAACAAGAGGGTGCTGGAGTAGTGTTCGATCAAGCAGGTGAAACTTTCACAGCTAGATACAACCACGAAACAGTTGCTTTAGCATTTGCTATCACTGAAGAAGCAATCGAAGATAACCTATACGATAGACTTGCGGGAAGATACACAAGAGCTCTTGCAAGATCTATGGCAAATACGAAGCAAACTAAGGCTGCAAACGTATTGAACAACGCGCAAGTTACAACTGTAACAGGTGGTGATGGCGAATCTTTAATTGGAAACGCTCACCCTCTAGCTACAGGTGGAACTTTCTCAAATGTTCTTGCAGTAGCTGCAGATCTTAACGAAACTTCACTTGAGCAGTCATTAATTGACATTGCTGGATTTGTCGATGAAAGAGGCTTGAAAATTGCAGCCTCTGGAAGAAAAATGATCATTCCAAAAGAACTACAGTTCACAGCGGAAAGAATCATGAAATCTCCAATGAGAACCGGCACTGCAGACAATGACATTAATGCGATCAATAACATGGGTATGGTACCTGAAGGTTACAGAGTTAATAACTTTTTAACTGACACAGATTCATACTTCTTGTTAACTGATGTGCCTAATGGACTAAAAATGTTTGTTAGATCACCGATCAAAACTGCTATGGAAGGGGACTTCGATACAGGTAACATGAGATTTAAAGCTAGAGAAAGATACTCTTTTGGATTCTCAGATCCGAGATGTATTTTTGGTAACGGAAACTTACCAACTAGTTAATAAATACTAACAGTATAATTTAAAAGGGGCGGAGTTTACTCTGCCCCTTTTTTTATATATACTTAAAAGACCTAGAAAAATTTATTATGTAGACTGACTAGGCAGACGGTATAGAGACTACATAACTAATGCTATACAAAGGAGAAAATTATGGCTAATACTACGTTCAATGGACCAGTACGATCGGAAAACGGTTTTATTGGTGCTTCTAAAAATGCTTCAACTGGTGCTTTTACAAATTATTTTGAAATAACTAGTTCTGGACTTTATGTTGGAACAAAACTTCAAGGTCAAGACATTGTTGCAACTGCAAAAGTAAATGCAACTGCTGGAACAAATGAAGTTACATTTGCACAACCAGCAAGATCAATTATTACAAGTATTCAACTTGTATGTACATCTGCTCCAACTGTTGCTTCAGGGGACATTGGATTTAAAGTTGGAACAGCTACTGGTGGCGCACAATTAGTTGCTGCTGATACTGATGGACTTTTAGATGGTGGAACAACAATTGCTGAAGGTGCTCATTACACTTTTACTCTTTTAGATACTACAGTTGGTGCTTCGCCTGCTGCGTCTCCAAGAGTGAATACTTCAATCAATTCTACAAAAGATATATTCTTACAGATCACTAATACTACTACTGCATCTGCTCAAGGATTATTTACTTGGATTGTTGCATATAAAATATATGGTTAATTAATTAGTGGCTCCTTCGGGAGCCACAACTAAAGGAGAAATAAATATGTATATGGGTGATGTAAAATCGAAAACTTTTATTGATTCTAATGCTTCTTCTAATACTTATGTAGCAGCGGCTGCTCGACCAACTACTACTTTTACTTTAGCAAAAACTTCTTTTGGAACTAACACCGCGAGAAAAATTACTGCGACTACTCTCGGAGACGAGTCTGGAATTACAGTAACGATTGTTGGAACTGATGAAAAAGGAGCTGCTGCCACTGAAGTAATTAACTTACCAGGTTCGGCTACGACAACTGCTGGAACTACGACTGCTTTTTTAACAATCACTTCTGCCACTGTAAGTGCACAACCTGCAGCAAACGTATCTTTAGGGATGACTGCTGACGTTTTTGGTTCTGTATTTGCAGGAAGAACTAGAGTTAGACAGGCAAACGTAGCATCAGGAGGAGCTATTGGAAGTGTTGAAGTTAGAGACGAAAGTATTACGGGCGATTCATTATTGACTGCAAGAACAACTGCAACTGAAGGGGATATTAGCACAATTAATATTCCACAAGATGGTATTTTATACAAAGATGGTGCTTTTGTAAGTTTTTCTGAAGTTAATTGTAATTCAGTAACTGTATATTTTGATGCTTAAAAAATTATACAGTAATAAGATGTTAGGTTTTAGACGTGGGGGCGATGTGCAACCACCTAAAACCAAAAAGTATTTTAGACCTACCAAATCTGGTGCAGGTATGACTAAAGCAGGTGTTGAAAGATACCGAAGGGAAAATCCAGGATCAAAATTAAAAACTGCAGTAACGGGGAAAGTTAAAGCTGGGTCAAAAGCTGCTAAAAGAAGAAAAAGTTATTGTGCAAGGTCGTTAGGGCAATTAAAAAGAGCAAGTGCTAAAACAAGGAACGACCCTAACTCAAGAATTAGACAAGCTAGGCGTAGATGGAAATGTTAAATTGGTTGAAAAAAATGTTAGGTATTGAAAAATTAGAGTATAAAATAAGATTACTAGAAAGAAAAAATTATTGGAGAGAAAAATACAAACATGGCTTATCTCAACGCAAATCTACCTCCAATATATTGTAAAGTAAGAAAGGAGTATCTTTATGATCTTAAAGAACATCACGGAGAAAGTGAAGAATGTGTTATATTTAGTCTCACATCCATATCAGGTCGTGCTCTCTTATTTAACATCATGCTTCCTAATGGTGCGTGCTATTGGCGTTTGCCTATCTCAGCGTTTTTCCAAAAATCGTATGATAGAGCCGATGTGCCGGATATGCAGACGCACGAGTTGGAATTGTGGAACAGTTTTAGTTATTGGCCTAGTGTTACTTGCTTTGATTGGTTGGATGGTGTAGCTGGAAAGTATCTTGGTCTAGATAAAAAATTTTATCATGGTAAATATTTATTTACGATTGATTGGGCTCACCCGGACGTTAATATTTTGGATGTTGAACATTCTGAAATTCCTCAAGAACATAAGTGTGCGCATATATTGGCTCTTACTAACGGCAATTTTGCAGCTCAACCTAATAATCGTATTCTCTGGCACATTAATAGTTATACTACTGATGACAGCTGGCCAGATTACAAAGTTCAAACTACATATTGGGATGCTGAAGATAACGGATTGGTTACAGAAGACAGCGATAAAATGTTCTATAAAATGGAAAAAAAAGAACAAACGCTAAGTGAAATGTTGCAAGAAGGGTTTGAAAAAGAAAGAGAAGAGGATAAAACTTACGAATGATAGATATGTGGATTTATAAATTTTTTGAGGCACTAGACAAAATAGGTTCAATAGTCGATAATCTTGTCCAACGTATGGGTGAGATTAAAATGAATTATTATTTTACAGGAGCATTAATTCTAATGTTAGTGGTGCTGGCTTTTTGTGGAGGGCCTGGTGTCCAATAAACCCCTCAATATCGGAGAAGAAGCACGGGTACAGATGCCGATGAAAACGGTAGCCTCGTTGATTGTGCTTGTCGCAATGGGCGTGTTCGCTTACACGGAGCTGACGGCAAGGTTAGTATCGTTAGAAACCTCAAGAGAATTATTTCAAAACGATTTATTAAAGAAATCAGAACAAGTGCCCGTAGACCAGGAGCAAATATTTTTAATTGAGGATCTTTATAAATCTGTTGAGAAAATGGAACAGACTCAAGAAATGAACATGACTAACAAAGTTAATATAGAATTTTTAAGAGAACAATTAGATCAAGCATTAGCTGATATTGAAGAATTAAAAGATAAAGTTAGAGCAAATGGGAATCACCAATGATAGGTTTATTTTTTATAGGATCTGTAGTGTCAATTACAATATTATATATATTATTAAATGTGAGAAAATATGACTGAGTTAATTATAGCCTTACTTATGATTGTCAACGGAGAGATTAAGGAACACAGAATACAGGAAACTATGTCTGAGTGTTTAAAAGGCAAGAGAATTGCAATGCGAACAAATAAAAACAATAACATTCAGTACCAGTGTATAAAATCTATGGCAGAATTAGAGTCAAATATTGACGGTTCACTTTCAATAAAAAAATTAATTCTTGAGTGATAAAAATAGTAAAAAATATTTTACCTTCAAAAGTAAATAAAGAAATTTTAACTATATTGAAATCAACATCTGGTTGGTATTTTGGAAGTGATAAGGCAGATAAAGATTTTTTATTTGATGAAGATGAAGGTCTTGCTTTAAGAACTTTTGGAGGTAATAAACTTGATTATCCAAATCTTGTACCCCTTAATTTATTTGCACATATTGTGGCAAGTATTGTTTGCGAAAAATTAAATTTTAATTTTAAAGAAATACATAGAGTTAATTACAATTTTTATCATGGTGCTTCAAAAGGTAATTTACACATTGATAGTGACAAAGATAATTTTTATAGTATACTATATAACTTAAATACAAACGATGGGTATACTGAAATAAATGAAAAAAAGTTTTTTAGTAATGAATCAGAAGCTATTTTTTTCAAAAGTAATATGCCACATTTCGGTAATAGACCATCAAAAGGATTAAGATATAATTTAAACATTATTATTTCATGAATCTATCTCGTAACTTTACACTTCAAGAATTAATTAAATCAGACACTGCTGTCCGATTAGATATCAATAACAATCCTAACTCAGGTCAGATAGAAAAACTAAAAGCACTTTGTGAAAATATTTTACAGCCGGTACGTGACCATTTTGGCAGAGTTAAGGTAACTAGCGGGTTCCGTAGCGAACAGCTGT